GCGGTAGCTTGGTCAAGGTTGCTTACAATAACCTTGCCGTACCTAGCTGTTCCGTAGACACCTACTCCGTAAACAGCAGCATTTACGGTAACAGCCATGATGCTTCCTTACGCTATACGAATTACAGCGTTACTTGCATCAGCGGTAGGAAATTCAATAGTCAAGTCACCAGCAGTAGCACTTACTGTGCCACCAAAGTCAATAACAGCAATTGCTTTATTACCTTGTCCTGCGTTATAAATAATACAACCGTCAGCAGACACAGTAACGTCAGCGAATACTTCATCCGTAAAATCAACAATAGCGGTAGAACCGTCAAGCGAAATAGTTGCGCCATCTAGTACCTGACCGCCAGCGGTATAGTTTGTGCCAGATGCTTCATCAGAGTTACCTGTGACATCTGAATAATTAGTTGTACTGGCATTATATGTGCCAGTAGGTGTAGCTTTAATCAAAGCAAGTTTCAAGGAGTCTGTATCCAAATCATGGACACCACCAAGAAGTTCTTGTTTAAAGCTGTTACACATTGCAGTTGTGATTGCCATGATTTGTGCGTCCTTTATTAAATCTCATAGAAGTGAGGGGGCAAGTTGCCCTGCCCCCAACACATTATTTAGGCAAGAGTGTCACGATCTACTTCGTCAGCAGTCATGTCACCAAAGTCTGAAACATCAGACAACATCGCCCAAATCCGCAACTTACCAGCAGCAAGTGTGCCAGTCATAGTAGCGAGTTTAACATCAATGTTATCTGCTGCACCAACAACGATAGGAGCAAAGTCCCCATCTGGTGTAGAGTAAGTTCCAACTGCAGATTTAGCGTCAAAGCCATCTGCCATCAAGTCGCCAGCACCTGTTGCAATGTCAACAGTAGCTGTTGTAGAGTCAGCAGCTGTAATAACTTCTGCACCAGCGCACATAATTACTGTACCAGCAGGTACTGCAATTACTGGAATGACATCGTTTGCCAAAAGTGCGGCACCCTTGTCAGACAATGCTGTTGCAAAGTTAAGTTCAGTCTGAACCATGTACGTGTTACGACCACGTTGACTTGCGCCACGGGCAGAAGCGAGTGTATTATCACCAAGAGCCATAATTTAATCCTCCCTTAAGCCAAGTGGTAGATGGCGTTAACAAGTGCTTCAGGACGAAGAATCTTGCGGCCATACAGGTGCATACCACGAACGATGTCAGCGAAGCTGTCAGGGTCGCGGTAGGTTTCGGTCTTGTTAATCTGCTCTGCAGTTGCAACAGCTGAATCATGACCAGCTACGATAACGCCGTAGTTAGTGTTGCTGTTTGCACCAGCAAAGGAAGAACCAGTACCGACTGAAGGCAGGTTATTGGACTGATACACACGGAAGCCGTGGATTTGAGTACCAATCTGGCCGTTTTGCAGACCAGAACCACCGAAGTCAGCGTTGAACAGACGAGAGTCCTCGTCCTTCAGCACTTCCATAAATACCGGGTCAACAACCAGCCAACGACCTTGTGAGTCCACGTTTTGCTGGTCCAGCAGACGGGCCATACGTGCAATCAGGGTCAGCGGATGGGTATCACCAGCAGCCGGAGTTGCGTCAGTTGCACCACCAGTACGCGGCTGAATTGCAATCGCGTAACCAGCAGAACCAACGGAACCTGCACCGTCAGAGAAGTCGGATGCGTCCAACTTCATTGATGCAAGCAGTTCGTCAGAACCAGCAGTTGTTACAGCCTTTGAACCGTTAACAACATCGTTAGCGGTGTCTGCATTTGAGTGCAGAGAAGACTGCTTGTAACCTGACAAGTAGCCAAGAACGTCTTGGTCAAACTGGTCAGCAAGGCGATATGCAGCGCGGTCACTTGCCAGAGACTGGAAGTTAACGTGGCTGTGCGCCTCTTCAATGTCATCAACCTTGAACGCAAAGTAGTTAGCTTTGTCAATGGTCAGGCTGAAGTCTTCGTCATCAAGGTCTTGCGGCGTGATGGTTGTACCACGGGCGTAAGCCTTAACAGTGATTTCGGGTTCCTTGATAATCTTAACGGAATCACCCATTGCAGCAATCTCACCGAAGTAATCGGAGTTGGTGATTGCTTCACAAACAGCGGCCTTGCGGAAAGCAAGTTGCACCTGTTTGCTGTAAATGACGGGTGAAAAATTACCGTTAGGAAGATTACCATACCCACTAGCAGTAGTGAAAGCCATGATATTTCTCCTATATTGGCATTTTAAACAGATACAAACTCACCAGACTAATCAGAGGCTGATTCACTATGGGTGCGCATTCTATTCAGTTGGCCGACCGAATATTCAACGGGCCATGCTCGTCAGGTAATCCGTAAGACATAGGTTGTTTGTTAGCGGTGCAAGCAGATAGCTACTCCACTTACACCATTATTGACTATAGTTATACCTAAAAATAACTACTTGTCAACACTTTTTTACATTTTTTATCTAGCAGAACCAGATATATCATAGATAAACTTACCTGTGCGGATAGCTTCCATGATTTCATCAGAACGCTTCTCATACTCTTGAGGAGACATTTTCTGAACTTGTGACTCTTTCAAGTAGGTAGTTGCCTCATCTTCTTGTGGCTTACTACGGTTGGAACGAGTCTCAACTGATTTAGCTGCATCAGTATCTTTTTTGCTTTTCTTTGCA